TCAACAATGTCGATTAAGTCGGTGTTATTATAGAAAGACTCGTCAAGTAGAGTAATTCTGTAACTATTGGGTCCAATGAGACTAAAAGTGTCAATAGTATGCTTGACAGCACTATTTTGGATCCAAGAATGGAATTTTAGGTCTTCTTGCTTTTTACCAAGAGTCTTAATCTGGATCTGCGTGCCAGAATCCTGAATTACGCCAGATCCGTCAAAAGCAGTTACAGAATTGAGTACACGGAGTCTTACGGGAGCGTTAATGTCCCCATCTTCATAAGAAACCGCGACATTTCCTTGATTTAGAGTTTGACCGATGCCAATCGCTGCTGTTACACCAGTAACGTTCAAAAACTCGGTAAGAGTCTTATCAGTGTACTCTACAGATTGATCATCATAATCAAGAGATGCCGATTTGGCATATCCTACGGTAGAATCGACATAAAGAACTGTCGCACCAACACCAATGCCTCTTGTGGCGTAAGTTCTGTTAGTTGGAACAAACTTGCCTACCAAAGTATCGGTAGAAAGTCTAATTTTGTAATATGTACGGTTATTGAGTACGATGGATTCAACATCGTAGATAGAAGCACCCGCATCGCCCTGTGAGAGCGTCTGTGAGACGATCTTAGTGGGGTCTCCGCTGATTACCTCACAAACGACCACATCGTTGACTACAAAGTCAGCATCGGACGGTCTGAAGAGGAACTCTTGAGGTTGAACCATCTCAACCTTCTTATCATATAGCGCACCAAAGAGAATCTTGAATGCTTCTTCGGTACCCTTCGACTTATAGAAGTCTTTTGCCTGTCTAATGAAGTTAGACTGGTCTAGATTGCCGTTTAGGACCCTTTCCTGGAATCCAGGTAAAATTTGCGTCTTCAGTTTCTTCAGAAACTCGTTTAGGAAGACGTTACTGAGATTTGTTACTCTAGATTCGGCACCATGAGTGCCAACACCACTGATGGTGAAGGTTAGATGCTCTGGTTCGTTGGTTTTGGCATTTTTCTCGATGCCGCTGAAACCACGAACACAACCAGTGAACGATGTAGACCCAATACCGGTGTAGGTAATGATCTCATCGTTGATTTTGAATAGACCCCACTGATTAGGAAACCCTTGTGTGGAGTCTACGTAGATAGTGGTCGCTTGACCATCAATATAACTTGTCAGCGAGGTAAACCCAGTTAGGGTCTCCGTGTTAAGAAAATCTAGGGACTTATATTCTGTTAAATTCTCGGCAATATCAACCGGACCACCCTGGAACTCCTGGGAGTAATAATACTGCTTTAGAAATTCTCCAAACAGAGGATTCTCAAAGTCAATATACTCAGGTATCTGACTTTGAATAACCTCGTGGATTTTTACACGGGATAGGGAGGTCTCGATCATCTCTTATCTGGTTTTCTTACCGTTTTGGTAGCTAGATTGTGGTTGATAACGAGTTCCAGAGGTATTAGCACCTGAAGAGATGCCATCCTGTCTCATGAAGAAGTTACTCTTGGAAACGTCGAGTTGTAGATACAGTTCCTTACGTGCCAAAACGTCGTTTGACATTGGGATTGCCTGAATCTCAATAATATTGTCAGGTTGGACCGTTGACGTTATATTCACAGTATCTATAAGCACTTCGCCGGTCTCATAATTGACCGTTCCAAATTTAGTGGAAACAATTTCTGGTTCGGAGTCAGTATTGAGTCTGAACAAGAATAGATTTCCGATATCAGAACCTTCTACAACTTTGTCAGCAAGGTAGACTGTACCTTCGATACCAGAAACGTTGAATCCAGTGGATTTTACGTTGTACTCATCATTACCACGGAAGAATTCATTATCAAAGCAAAGTTCATACTGAGTGAACTGATTTACTAGAGCAGATAGGTTTCTGCGAATCCTTACAGTCGTGATATTTGACGTAATAGAGGTATCAACAGCATCTACTAGAGATGTAAAGTTAGAATACTTGAATCTACCACCAAATTTGTTCAATTCGTTGCTTCTAGCGTACTGAGTGATCGCAGAAGTGACATCTGCCTTCAAATTGTTGGGATCACCCGTAAAATTGGGGTTGTAATAGACGTAACTATCGACCTCAACGTACAAATACTTGAGATTTACGAAACTTGGGACAATTCCGGCGACAGAATAACTCTTCAGTGACTGTAGAAGTTGCTTTTTGGTCGATTCTGCGAGGAAAGCACCGTTTCTTGGTTTGGCAGCGATGAAAACGCGACCATATTGCGGTGGATTTAGGTCTTCACCACCATAAGCACTGACAGATTCGATATTTGGGTAGATAGAAGGCAAGATTGCCTCGTAGTCAGACGCTGTTACTGCTCTGTTTTGGGCAGCATAGCGTCTTGGGGCGTAATTTCTGATCGATTGTACGGTTTCAATGTCGTCACCGTTGGCAGCAGGCACCCTTGAGAAGATATTTGGAGTAAATGACGGAATATTTGCGCCATTTTCGTCACTAATCGTCCCAACAAAGTTGAAGAACGATGCTCCGTTCGCTTCTTTGCCCTCAGTCTTGATATAAGACGCCTCAATGACGTTACCAGACTCCAATTTCTTACCGAAAATGCCGTCACCGAACAAAATTTCGTATTTTTCGTCGGTCGTTTCCTGGATCAGGTAGATATTTGACGTAGAAGTGACGCCAATGATGTTATCAACCAGTTTATACTCAGTAGAAGTCGTAGAAGAACTGTCTTCTTTGATCTTTACGCGCAGAGTTGAGGTGTCAATGTCGCTATTTGGAAGAATATAGCGGGCATTTGGTTGAGAATTATTGACAGTCCAGTTCTTTTCTAGGTATTGACCCTGATAAATGGTCAAAGTTCCTTCGGTCACGCCATTTTCTACCGCAGATACGTGCTTTTCTGGGATAGAGAACAGAAAATTCTTGTCAGATACGATCGAGTTTGCGATCAAACCCGGTTCAAACGTCATTGTTGCGTTCGATGTGGCAATACCAGAGACCTGATAGTCGATTTGTGCCACTGCTGCGCGTTTAGAACGAGGAACGTATCCGATGTTACGCGCAAGTGAGACGATATTTTCCCTCAACGTCGCCGAATCGATGAACGATTCGTTCACCACCATGTTTGTATTGTAGGCAGTGATATAAGAGTTATAAGCAAGCAGGTTAATGATGACCGAAAGGTTAGAACCTTCGAAGTCAAAGTCGGAGAAGTTGGAGTTCTCCCTCAGATAGTCTTTAATTGAGGACTTAATATCCTCAAAGTTTAGATTGGTAAACTGAGTTAGTGCCATATTAGAGTCTAGTTGGTTCTAGAATGAAAGTGACAGTCTGAGGAGGCGTTGATAAACCAACTATAGCGTATTTAATCTCAACTTCTAGAGAGTTCTCATCGGGTTGAGCGTTAACATTAACCTCGGTTAGACTTACTCTAGGTTCAAAATTTGTAATTACAGTCTCAATTTCAGTTTCGATTGGCAAGATCAGGTCGTCTGTCGCCAGTTCGAACAAAGAATCAGTGATTCTAGTGCCAAGTAGATCGTTAAAAAATACTTCTCCTAGGTTAATTCGTACAAGATTTTGTACAGCACGCTTGATAGCGTCCGCATCTTTCAGCGGAAGCAGGTCATTTGTAACTGGGTGGCGTTTAAAAGACAGCGAGATGTCTTTGAAACCCCTTGAAATCCTTTGAAGAGGCACTTTTATACAATCTTCGTGTATTTAGTGCTATTTAGTAGGTAATCTGCGATCTTTTTATGGGGACCTTCTAGTGGATGATTCTCCTTTCTACCAAGGGGTCCTTTCCTAAAAGGGTGTCCCAGGATGTCATGCCAGATCCAGGAGTGATCAATCTTACAAAGTCTATTCCAATTACTCTGTCTGTGAAGATGCCACATCTCCGGTTTATGTTCTAACGTACAATCCGCCACTATAAAGGTCAATGGGCACTTGACAGCACTTTCAATGATGAACTTATTCTTGTACATGTTCTCAACATCATTCTGAAAGTTTCTGACAAACTTGTAGTACCACTTCATTTTGTATGCCAGATCGTTCTTACGTTCTGCTGCCTGGAGAGAAAACTTATGTGCCCCCTCTTCCGTGAAATACTCTAGTCTATTAGGAACTGTAAGTTGAACATAAACTCTATCATATTCCTTCTTTTGGACTTCCTCAACAGTTCTTCTAGCAATCCAATCGTTGCTTCTGCCACACTCAGCAACATTGGTCTCGTTTGCTCCAAGAGCATCACACACAAGTCTACTATAACGATCCTTCAGTCTATCCTGTAACTCATCACCCCAGGTTATGCTACAACCGACAAACAAAATTTCCATGAAAAAAGGGGGTCGTGTGACCCCCTATCTATGCTACTTGCCTTGACCGCGATATGCTTTCTTTTTGCCGTTGCGGGAAGACGCTGCCAGTTTGGTGTACTGGGAATTACCCTGGCGGGTTTTTTTCGGTTTGGACTCAATCAGGTCCGCACCGTTCAGTGACTTTTTGACTGCCATAATTACTCGATTTCAAATCCTAAGTATTCTACTAAAACATCGTCAGGGTGAGGAGTGCCCTCGGAATAGAATTGATCTGCTAGTTCCTGGGTTACATCCATCATCTCTTCTTCTGTAATAGAAGAGTAGATTTTCCTTCCCTGACAGTATATGTCGTATCGTTCCATGTATCCGCGAGTACAGAACTCTGTACTATATTAGATTACACGGGTCTTCTCGTGTCCAACACGAATAGTGGGGTCACACCAGATCTCAAAACCTGCCTTGATAGCATCGAGACAGAAAGAAACGTCTTCACCACACATGTCTTGGACTTCACCGGAGTCGAAAACCTGCATCTGCGGAGCAAACCAGGGATACTTCATCTCGGGGTGTTCGAATACACCTTTCTTAATAAGAACCCAACCGAAACCAGTATAGTCAACAGTAAAGGGTTTCTTACGCTTCTGAATGCCATCAACCATTTCGTGGTTCATGACACCACCGTTGGTCTTGAAGTCATCTTCTTCCAACCAGTGAGCAACCGATGTAGTACGACCATCTTCGGTACAATACCAACCAGCAGCGATGTCCTTCTGCATCCAAACGAGTTTGTAGAAGGATTCTAGGTTGAATACGATGTCACTGTCAATCCAGAGTTGATAGTCGTATTCGAGTTTGCCGTCCCAGGGAACTTGGTCTGGACCACGAAGCACGTTAGCGCCAAGGCACTTACAACGTGCGAAGTTCACCATGGAACTGTAATCTTGTGAAATCTGAATAGAAGCACCACTCTGTACCAGATC